ATTAACTATTACAAAGAATTGAAGCAAGAATATACATTCGCTATTAAAGATATTCTATCCGCTTATGCGACTCTTTAATAAATTATTAAAATAAATAAAATATAAACATAAGAAAACCAAAAAAACAAATAAAAATATTATAGGTAATCTACCTATAATATTTTAACAACTATTACATTCTATTGAATTGAAATTTTACTCTTTTATTGTCCAAACCGGATTTTTTAAAAAACATTTTATATAAAACTAAACAACCAACTAAAAAAGCGATGACTATAATAATTTTGGTTATAGTGTTTTTTACTCCAAATATAGATGAATTATCAGAGGGTCCTTCATAATTTTCGACCGTTTCGCAAAAATTCTTATGAAATTTTTTCTCTTTTATATCTATTCCTGCAAACTCATAAAATTCTTCTAAACTCCTTTTAGTTCCCAAACCGTATTTTTCTATATTTTCATTTACATAGGACGGAACTTCACCGCCACCATCTAATTTTAAAAGCATTTTAACTTTATTAACAGCATCGCTATCATTATAATTTTTCTTATCATCCCAAATATGCGGTTGGTCTGAACGAGTATATAAATGATATACAACGTTCTGTGTCGGGCTATATATATCATATCCGCTTGTCCATATACGGGCAGAATGAAGAATCTCTTCGCCTACAAATAAATTAGGCAAATTTGGATCGTAAGGAACATCGTGTATACATTTACCTTCGCAGAAAAACATTCCAGCCGCTACAAACGGTGTTTTAATATATTTAGTCGTACTAACAGGTTGCGAACCTGAAAATGAAATAACACCGTTCGGTTGAAAATTCGGCTCGCATATAGTATACGCTTTTGTGTTATCTACATTTTGATTACCGTGATCTTCATATCCAGGAGGATAATGAGATATAACAACATCTGTTGAATTTGTGTTTCGTTTTATTTCATCTATCATCGAAATCAATTTATCATCCCAATCTTGTGCAAATAACGTATGTGAATCTATCTGTAAAAAATAATCTTCTTTATTCATTAAAGTTGTGCATAAATACCTTGCCCATGTAGGACCTTTAGCCTCGTAATCTTTTAATCGTATCGTTCTTATATTTTTAGCGTATTTTTCATCTTTAAGAAAACAGTCTTCATCATCTTCTTTATTTTGAATACATAATCCAACGTACATGTTTTCAGGATGTTTTGCGTTGCTGTATAAAGAATTCAAAGTTTTCAAACAGTAAAAATCGCGATAACTAGCGATACTTACAAATATAGTTTTTTCCATTTATATTTTACGAATATTTTTTTTATTGTTAATTAATTATTATAGCCTTTTGACTATAATAATTTTATTGATTTTTATTACTTTTTATATTTTATTACTTTTTATATTTTATTACTTTTCAAACGAAATTATCAAGGATTTCCGCAAGCTCCGCATTATATTCATGGCATATATTGTCAAAGAAACGTAATTCTGGAAATTCTTCACCATCGGTGTTTCTAGACAAAACACGTTCAGTCGCTGCGTAGTAGTATCGCACGTAATCCTTATATTTCATATGCAAATTTTGAACCATTTCAACAAATCGAGCTTTAAGCTTTTCATCGGTAATCAAACCTAAAATTTCTGAATCGAACAATTCATACGATTCATCACGAATAGAACGTTTAATTCTCGCAATAATATCGTCATCAATGCACTTCTGAGTAACATAACCGATCATATAAGGAGTAACAGTCGCCATATTTTAAAGGTATATACTTTTACCAGTAATTTTATACGTGGAAAATCAATTTTTTCTCCGTTTTTTTGATATCATAAATGAAACGTATAATGTTATCTATTCTAAATCAAGTAGAACGGTAAATATTAACAACCCTGAATCTGTTCTAGATGATACTATTTTAATATCGTACGGATTATTTACACCTCTTATCGAGTTTTTACGGATAGTTGTCCCATTCGTATAAGAATATAAAATGAATGAAAAATTAATCGTCTCATCTTGAGCTTCATAATAATTGTTGTATCCTTTCATCTTCCATGTTTTACATATATTAATAGCTTTCATATATGTATCAGTGTTTTGAGCTAAATATATATTATTACTTATCAATTCATTTTTGAAAAAATAAGGTGTTGTAGATGTTTGTTCTATTTCTTCAACAATTGAGTATTTAACTTTTTTCCTATTTATAAATCTTAAAAACGAGTCAGGACCTTCTATTATATTTTGAAACGAGTATTTTTCAAAATCGGTAGAATCGTTATAGTATTCGGTGATCGTTGTTTTATTTCTATAGTTTAAAATTCTATTCTCATCTCGCACCCAGTTGAGTTTTAACATATAAATTAATCTTTTTAATACTTCCTCTGAGGTCAAAACTAATTTACCGTTTGAAATCACTCCCCCATTTTCCAAACTAAATAATTTTTTAATTCTCACATAATCAAAATTTTTTATAACAACCACATACGAATTATTAAATTCAACAATATTATCATTCGTTAAAGTTGATAAATTCCGTTCGTGTAAAAATTTAGAATATAACCATAAAAAATATTCAGAAATAAAACGAGCAATTTTTTTATTCTTATTAAAATTATCTAGTTTGGATTCTTGCATATATGGAAAATTTTCTCTATTTTCTATCTCTACACCGGATAATAATTCAGGTGTGTCTATTACGGGGATATAGAATGAAACATTCCCTAAAACACATCCTAATTCTTTTAGTAAATTATTTTTAACTACCTGTTTTAATATCGTAATCTTCTTCTCTTCTATAAATTGCAAAGCTATAGTTTTAGAGATTTTATTAATTTTTAAATCTTTTACTTCTCTAATTCTAAAAGGTGGTAAAGGAGTTGTAAATAAATTTATTTTCTGATTGTTATATTTAATATTTAGAACACGGACTTTTCCCTTAGAATCTATTATCTGTGATTCTAATCGGACAGAATCTACACCACCCATTTTCATTTTCATATAATCTATTAAATTAAATTCAGGGGTAGATACGAGTTTATTATGAGAGTACGAACTGTTTATTTTGTTAAAAAGCTCTTTAATTTTAATAGTTCTCATAAGTTCGTAATCGAAAAGGTAATCAACTTGTTCATTACTAGTCGTATCCCATCTTGCTATTATTTCGCATTGAGGATATTTAGCATTATCTGATTCACTTCCCATATGTTCATATACGAATACATAGTCTTTATTTTCATCTACTTTATAGTAGGTTTCTAAATGATTTGGAATACTTATTTCTCCATCGACCGTATTTCGTGTAAATAATATAATATTACAATTAAATTCTAATTCTAACATCCTAATAAATAATTTAGGGTCGAAATATATTTCCGGATTTAAAACTATCTTTCGAATTTCTCCAATATCTAAATTATAAAATTCTTGTCTACACGAACTTAATAATTCATCGGTTGCTAAAGAACGTCGCGTTTTATCTAACTTTCTTTCACGTTTTTCTTTCGTATCGTAAGATAGAATATTTGTTTCTCCGTTAAGTGCTTCCATAACACAGTTTAGAAAACTATTTTTATTTCTGTATACTCCTTTACGTAGATATGATATATCTTCATTATTTTCTATTATTTTAAAAACAGTTCCTATATTTTTTGGCAATTCTCCAAAATTATTCTGTTGAACGAATTTATTCGTAGTTAAAATAGCTTTTTTAGCATTCTCTTCTTCCATCTCCCTAATTTTGTCGTTATAGTAAGCGTCGTATCGCGTCCCTGGTTTATTTTGCGTTTTAACATAACAGCAAGGAATATAAGGGAAATCGTCGGAATTGCTTAACGAATTTTCTCTTAGCCCTGGATATTTATGTGATTTATGCGAGCAGATATAGTTAGAAGGTTCTACGATGCTATTATCTTTAGGGAATTTCATAACTTCTACACCTTCTAAAGTTTTAGTTTCATCTTCAGAAATTATAGTCGGCTTTTTCAAACATTTTCTTGAATAGTTAGCAACGAACAATTCCGGCACTATATCTTTTAATTTTTTACCTGATAAAACATTCTGTTTAAGGGTCGTTTCTCCAAATTTTGGAATATACGATTTATATATTCTCAATATATCGGGTGCTTTCTGATAGTATATATTTAATATTTTAGAAAAAAGAGTTTTAATCGTATTTGCTAGTTCTAAATTTTCAATTCTCGAAATTCTAAATTTTAAATATTTTTGATTAAATGGAATATCTAGTTCAGTATTCTTATCGGATACTTTTTCTGATATAGAAACTCTAGCTTCCCCAAACTTACTTTTATCTATAAAATACAACGAGATACTATTCGATTTCTTACTTGAATATTCGCTCTCATTAATAACGAACATGTTAGAAAAGAATGAATCGTTCATAACTAAATCAGCCATTATAGAACTATTAAATTCTTTTTCTAAAAAATAAAAAACTGTTGTAACTTCTCTGTCGTTCGTTTCAGAAAAATTAACACTGTCGGAAAAACAATTCTTAACCCTTAAAATAAATTCTTCTTTCGAAATAGAAGTTTTACTAAATGTGAATTCTATTCTACATTTAGCTACTCCATCTTCAACATATATAAAAACGTCCGAATATTTCTTCTCACCGATTAAAACTTTTAAAATAATCACATCGTCCAATACAATACTCCAATCTTCAGGTGGTATAAAATTATTGTAGATTTTATAGAATCGATTGACACATGCGAAAGGTGAATATTGATTTAGTTTAATTAAATCAAAAATCTCCATAATACTATTATTCTCAATTTCAAAATTGAAAATAATCGCCGTTTTATGTATTTCAATATCGGTAGAAGTGATAGAAGTTGAAACAGTTTGAAGATTATACATTTCACGTGATTCGTTATCTGAACGGATTCTATTTTCAGATATTGAAGTTTCTAATCGCGCTCTAATTTCATCTCTTTTATTCCATATTTCTTCTACTACTGTTTTAGGTTTTTTTTTACCAGTCAGTAGATTACTCTTTTTAATCGAATCTCCAATTTCTTCGTAAATAAAGGTTCTATACGCTTCAGGTGTTTCTTCCAATACCGTATTATAAGCGATAAAAGGCTCTAAAACATCTGTTTCAATATTTAGAGCGTCGATACGACCTTTAAGGTTTTCAATCAGAAGTTGAAAATTACCCGTAAAGCTTTTAATCTGTGTTAATATATCTTCAACTTCTACTGGCTCCGTAAAATTTTTATTTCCGTTTTTAAAATATAGATATTTCGGGATAGTTTCTAAAGAACGTGCTATACGTCTTATAATCGTATCTTCATTATCCAAATCGTATAGTTCAAAATTTTTTTGATTGATTTGTATCATTTATTCTTATGATACAAAATCATTTTTAAGTAATTTATATTTACAAAAATTTATTAAAGTCCTGCAAATTCTATTAAATCTGCTTCTCTTCTCCCTTTAATTGCTTTATCTTGTCTTTTTCCATCAACAAATAAACAATAGTCTGGAAATCCTCTAAATCCCGGTTTAATCGATTCAAGACGCCGCGCTAATTCTGGCTCACCTTCTTCTTTTCCATCACCTTGAATAGTAGCGCAAAATACATTTTTATTCTGTTTAGCAAATCTTTGAAATGCTGGCTTAGCTGTAGAGCAATGTCCGCAAAATGATGCTTGAATCATGACAACTACGGGCTTATTTTTAGGAATTCCATCGGCTATTAAATTTCCTTCACTGTCAAAATCTTCATCTTGAAGATACGCAATAGGTTTATCTAAATATTCTAATTCTTCTTCTGTCATTTATTATTTATTTTATTTAATAAATTTATTAATTATTTAAAACATTAAAATATTCAAATAATTAATATAAAATGACTATAATTTTTAAAGCTAAAAGCAACGAAGCTTATTGTCTTAAAATTTTAGCAGAATTGTTAACAAATAATATTAAAACCGGTTGTTTTGAATTGGATGAAACCGGAATATCTCTATGTATGATGGATACGAATAGAAAAATATTAATCGATCTGAAATTACATGCTGAAAATTTTTTAACTTATAAATTTAGAAGTAGAAAAATGTATTTGGGTATAAATCTGAATCATTTACATAAAATGTTAAAAGCTATTAAAAAGAAAGATTTAATAGAATTATTTATAGATGATCAATTCCCTAACGAGTTAGGGATTAAAGTTATCCCAAAAGAAAATAATAGATTCTCAACTTCTACAATCATGATACAGACCATTCAAAATTTAATAATTGAAGTTCCTACAGGGTATAAAAATCCTATCAGTGTTGCATCTCCCGATTATCAAAAAATGTGTAAAGAAATGGGCAGTATTTCGAACACGATTAAAATAACTTCTAAAAGTTCAAAAATGGTTTTCGATTGTAATGCGGGAGGTGTAATAAAAAGAAAAGTTCAGTTTGGAAATATAGAAGATGATGAAGAAGGTAAAGAAGAATATACTCAAGATTTTGCGACAGAACAATTATGTAGAATTACTAAACTTTCAGGCTTAAGTAATCATATTCAAATTTTTACCGGGAACCCTTTAATGTTTAGAACGAATATCGGAAATTTAGGGAAAATCTCAATCTATATCAAATCTATTAACCAGATAGAAAGCGAATCGTTGAAAACTGCGTGCGATGATGATTCAGAAAATGATGATTAAATTATTAATTTAAATAAACATTAATAATTTAGAAATGGAAAACGAAAAGGTTTATAATATAAATGAACTTAATCTTGAAATTATCGCCCCATCTACTGAAAAGATGTATGAGCCGGATCAAGGCGGATCTAAAACTGTAGTTATTGGGAAACCCGGAACCGGTAAAACAACTCTAATCGCTTCTTTACTCTATGGAAAAAAACATATATTTCCAGTGGGGATAGCTATGAGCGGTTCTGAAGATAGTAATGGATTTTACAGGCGAATTATGCCAAGCACTTTTGTCTATAATGATTATAATGAAGATAAAATTAAAGATTTTATTAGACGACAAAAAATTGCGAAAGAACATTTACAAAATCCGTGGGCTGTAATACTTTTGGATGATTGCACGGATGATCCGAGTCTATTTAAGACACCACTACAACAGGGAATGTATAAACGAGGGAGACATTGGAAAATGTGGTATATCCTCTCATTACAGTATTCAATGGATGTTAGACCCGTAATTAGAACGAATGTCGACGGTGTTTTTATTTTACGAGAACCGATTCTTAAAAATAGGAAATCTTTATGGGAGAATTACGCGAGTATCGTTCCCGATTTTTCCTTGTTCTGTGAGATTATGGATCAGATAACGGACGATTATACAGCATTATATGTCCATAATGCGAGTAAGTCGAATAATTGGCAAGAATGTATTTTTTGGTATAAAGCACCTTTAACACCTAAGAATTTTCGTTTCGGATGTCAAGATATGTGGGATTTTCACGAAGCACGATTCGACCCCAATTATGTAGATAATTTTTAATAATATAAATTATATTATTAAAAAAATTTAAATTTTTTTATATTTTTGTTATCAATATATTCATCCAAAGTAGGAGGTAGTAGTATTTCTGAATTTTTTTTTCTTTTTTGTTGATTCAATGAAATATTATTGTCAATGTCGGTCATATTAACATCGTTCTCATTAATCTTTTTTTCAGGTACGGTAATATCCATTTCACAGGGTGGGCATAAATTAGTAATATACGAATGAAATATATTTCTATTTATCATCATTTATTCTATTATTAAATATTTACTTTTTACCTTTTTTATTTTTTTGATCACTTTGAATTTCTCTATAAGACGTATAGAGAGAATCGTCATGTTTTCTTTTCACACTCAAAGGTGATTCCATATCTCCGAAAATATTATCTCTTTTAGTAATTACTAAATCTTCAAACATTTCATCTATATTTTTTTCATCTTCATCTCTTAATATAGAACCGCAACAGGCACATGTTAGCAATCCTTGAGGATCGACAATTCTGTTATTAATATTGCAATATCCACAACGAATTAAAATTATATTGTCCATAATACTTATTATTAATATTTATTTAAAAATATTAATAGCAATTCAATTTTTATAAATAATAATTTCTAAAATATTTTATCATTTCGTATAATATTTTACAATCTACATCGTTGTATTTTTCAATATTTTTAATGGTATCGCTACATGATTCATTATCCATCTCATCACTGTAATATTTCCACGCATTATACATAGCGTCTATACCATTATCGTATATATTATTTTTCTGTGAGACGGTAATCATCCCATTTTTTTCCATATTTTCCGCTATATCTTTTAATTTATAACTGAAACACCCTTTAATCACTATATTCTCTTTTTTAAAAAAAGTAGAGAAATCAGACCATTTAATATTGATGTTTTTCGTATTTAATGAATTGTGTCGGGCTTTAGCTCTATTCCAAAAATTCTTTTCAGCGTACCAATAACGGACTAAAGGTTTATTAAATTTTTTCATAAATTCTAAAAATTCTGTAAGGATCCTTAATTCTTCTTCCATACTTAATCTATCACATGTAAAACTTTTATAGTTCCATCCATTCTCCGTTTCCCATCCAACACCAATCATAAAAATTAATTCTGTCGAATTTTGTAACGGGAGAGTTGAAAAATCGTCAAAAATATTAGAGATTGTTTCAAAATCTACAAATAGCTCGTTTTGGTTTCTAATTAATTTTTTATTTTTAATTGTTATGGGATAGATTAATTCCGTGTGTTGTGTATTTACCGTTATCATTCTATCAACAATCTTCCCTATATTTCCTTTTAATCCGAGAAGTTCGCTATTACATTTTACATCTCTCCAAGATGTAACACCGTTTTTAATAGCGTTATCCCGATGTTTCACACCGCAATTCCATAAAAGAGAGATATCACCTAATTTATACGCGATTTCTTTTTTATAGTCGTTCCATTTACCCGAGTCTACGCATAGATTAGGATATAATTCAGGTCTGGAAGGAGGGAATAGTTTCCATTCATTCCCATTATTATAAACATTTCTAATCCATTTAATCCCGTTTTCAGTTTTAGAAATTATATCTCTATCTTTATCTATAAAATCTATCATTCCTAAACGATTGAATGAATTTGTAGATTTATCATTTACAGATTTCCACCCTCTCCCTAATATAAAAGAATACGGCGAAAAATAACCCTGTATTTCATTAATACATTTAGTGTAAATCAATGTTTGTCCTTTATAAGCAGGGTAATTTCCGGAATTGAGAATCGTCTTATCATTAACGTTTAGAGGAATTGTAGAATATTTTATATCGATAACAATATAATGATAGTTATCGTTGAGAGATGAACCAATCCTTTCATTCTCTTCGGGTATAGAAGGAACTTCAGTTAATTTATTAATGTAATCACTTCGAACCAATAAATCTATAACACCTTTTAATTTTAATTTTTTATCATATACAGGCGCGGAATGAATTATAGGAGTTCCGTTTTTCATTAATTCTATCGTTCGTTTAGCTGTTGTTTCATTCGCCTTGTTAGAAACATAAACGACTGGGAATTTTTTAGATATTAGATTGACTATAGACCTTTCAAATTCCTGACCTTTAATCAATAAATATAACGTTAAGTCTGGTTCTTTCTTAATATTAACGAGGTATAGATTTAACCAATCGACTAATGAATCATTTATCATATAATTTCTTATCATAGTTCCGGAAACATATTCTTTATCAGTATTTATTTTTTTTTCATTCCGTATTTTTTTACGATTTTTATTTGATTCAATAGAATTTGATTCTGTATTTTTTCTTTTCATTTTTATTTACAATTTGTATTTTTTAAAATACAAATTGTTAAAATATAATATATAAACATATAATTTAAATTATTTTTATTTAAGTTTCTGGAAAATATAAAATCTTGTATTTATTATTTACAGTTTCATAAGATAGTATACAGCTGTTCGTAAATGTTTATTTCGAGAATTAAGATATATACATTCGTGAATACCTCCATCTCTAGCATCAGCACTGATTGGTAAGCTGATATCATCATTCCAGACAATATGATCGCATGGAATTTCTACATGACTATTTGTTTCGTATGCACTTTTATTATAATCACAACCAACTATGTAATTTATGCTTTCACTGTAGATATTATTATATATAAGATGTGGGTAATTCTTGGGGTCTTTTATATTTTCACTTTTTAAGTGCTTCACCGCGGATTCACAATTATTTTTTTCAGCGTAATCTACCGCGTGTTTAAACTCATCATATGAATCGTTAAAGATATGTTTTAAATCTATCATAGTTCTTTGATCATCATGTCCCATACCAACCAAATATCTACATCTTAAATCAGGTGTTCCATTTTTTCCGTCGCAGTAAGCCCATCCAATTGGCGCGGGTGGTCTAATTTGATTTTTCGTGATCGTTCTAGTATCTATGTCACCATAAACATTGTTATTTTTTTTTATATATTGTGGAGGAATCCAAGCAATAATCATCCCTCTCGCAAACTCAACACTTTCTTTAGGTTGTTCTTTATTTTTTCTTTCATTTTCTTCCATCATTTCTATTTTTTCAAAAACTTTTGCATTTTTTGAATTATTTTCTGTTATGATACTTTCCAGTGAATTAAGAATTTCCTTATTTTTTCTATCGTTTTCTTCTAAAAATTTTATCTTATTCTTAAAAATATAGTTATTAATCAATCCATATATAATTTGAATGATTATTATTAATATAGTTATTTCAATAGCACTTATCATTGTCGCTAAATAATGTAGATAAAAATTGGAAAATTAATTCAATTTTTTCAGTAATCAAAGTTTTCGTATTTTTATTACGCGTTATAATATTAGAACCAATCACATTTATTTTTAATTTTTAATAATTGTGTATTGGTTAATTATAAATAAAAATGAAAGCTTATATAATGAGTTTAAATGATTCATCAGAAAAAATAGAATATCTTAAAAAATTCGGGATTGAACCTATTTTAGTAAAAGGGGTAAACGGTAAAACAGCGCCTGAAAAAGATATTATTGAAAGAGTTTCTAAATTATATGCAATATTTGGTCCTAAAAGTGCTATTGGTTGTGGAATAACACATATGAACACATGGAAATTATTTCTTGAAACTAATGACGAATACGCGATCATTTTTGAAGATGATGTTTTACTTGAAGATAATTTTGCCGAAAAATTAAAAATTGCTTTAGAAGAAGTTCCAAAAACATATGATATATTATATCTTGGTTGTGGCGGTTGTGATAATAATCAGACAATAAATATTATCAAATTTGCGGGTAGTGTTATAAGTCTTCCACATACTTTTAAGAAAGAAAAAGAAATTACAGATAACATCGCTGTTCCTTCAGCTGCTTATTTTACACATGCTTATATTTTATCAAGAAAAGGAGCTACTAACTTATTAAAATATTTAGATGGTAAATTATTTAATCATATTGATTTTTGCATTCAAAAACTAGTTCTTGATAATAAAATCGAATCGTATATTACAACACCTAGGATTGCATATCAAACTTCGACCGATAGCACAAAATCAGAAAATGTTATGACAAATTATCCTATAATTCCTAATAAATTACTTTCTAAAATTTATATTGATAAAATGGTTACAGCTCAATATCTGTTTTCTCTTTCGTTATTTAGAATAGGAAATATTAATATTAATATTTTTACATTAATATTTTTTTTACTCGGTTTTATATTTATGATACAAAATATAGATATTAAAAAGATTACAATTATTTTTTTAATAATTTCATTGCCTGATATCATTTTAATAAAAAATGAAAATGATATGCAAACAATATTATTTTATTATTTTATATTGATATTACCAAGTTTTTTAAAAAAAAACTTATTATAAATGAATTAATTAAATGAAAAAGATACCAGATGAAATTGATAATCCACTCGATAATATATTAATCAGTATTGCAGATAGTTTATGCCCTTTTTTTTATAAAACCGGACACACGCCAAATATGTTAACAACATATTCTTTAATATTTGGATTACTTTCATGTTATTATTTAAATAAAAAACAAATTGTTCTTTTTGGTTTATTTTATTTTATATCGTATTTTTTCGACTGTATAGACGGGCATTACGCAAGAAAATATAATATGACAACAAAATTTGGTGATATGTACGATCACGTTAAAGATATGACAATAGTTGCTTTAATAATTTACATAAGTTTTAAAAATTCGACGCATAATATTAATATGAGTAAAATTGTTACTTTAATTGTTTCTTTCTTATTAATGGCAACACATTTATCTTGCCAAGAACTAAATTGTAATAGTGAATTTAACGGAGTGGATAATGATTTTCTCCCAAAATCAAAATTTTTATGTCCGCATAAACATAATATTAAATGGACAAGATTTTTTGGTTGCGGAACCTTTACTGTTTTATTTATTTTTGTAATTGCACATATTAATAGAAATTAATAAATTAAAATGCTTTATTTATTAGTGATAATAAAATATAATATTGTGAAACATCATTTGATAAATAGTTTAGGCATGAGAGGGTAAAATTTTACACGTGGTTGAAATTTTTAATTTTATTTTAAATTATAAATATAATATATATGAATCTAGATTTTACAAAAAATTCTTCGAAAATTAAAATTTTTGTAATATTGTGCGCGGTGATTATTGTTTTTTACACTATTTATAGATCTTTAACAGTGAAAAAAGTATGTAATCCTATTTTTAACGATAAACTTAAAAAGACATACCTTGCAGATATAACTTCGCAAGGGTGCTCGGTTTTACCATCGACGGCAAAAATTTTATTCCAAGGCTTAGATAGACCTACATCGTATAAAGATCAGGTATCAGATGTTTTTACTCTAACACAAGGCGCAAAAGTTTTTATGGCTGATTATAGCGCTTATGCAAAAGCTGTAGGAAACGCGTTTTTTGTTTTAACCATATTAAAAAATAATCAACCATTTTTAACAGAAACAAGACAATTCTTCTTTAATGTACCTCAACAACATCTATCATTTAATCTAATTAAAATATATTACGATTCGGAATTACCAGCCGGCAACTATACATTAAAATTAGGCGTTCAATTACAAAATTCTGTTGATGTTGTTATAAACACTGATGATTTTTTATCAATAAATGTACTTACTTATCCTGTTAATACATCACCTAATCCGGACCAGAGTTCGCAGACAACAACGCCCGTAGCGACAACAACGCCCGTAGCGACAACAACACCATCACCTACAACAACACCGTTATATACAACAACACCATCACCTACAACAACACCGTTATATACAACAACACCATCACCTACAACAACACCGTTATAT